TATTCTTAGACTCTTTTGTCTCTACCCAACCAACTGTGTGTGTCATGGGGACTCCAGACTTGGCAGCAATCGTGTTGAAATAATAATTCGCCTTTAACTCGACAAGTCTTTTACAGGTTGTGATTCCTGCACCAGTTCTTTCCGGCACAATAATCGCCCTGTCATAATATAAAGATAATCTATTAAGCAAATCCCCCCAGAAATGAGCGTCTATTTTATTCGACCTTAAACGAGCTACAAACTCAAACGTCACCCTGTCATAAACATACGCTACACTAAAATCCCTCTCTAATCCTTCCGCAACATCCGACCCTATGGCGTATCTCTTTCTCCAGTAAAGTCGATCCCAGTCAGGTTTTTTATTGTAAGGCTGCTCCCATATCTCAAGAATACCACGAGGATTGGGTGTGAATTCTAACTTTTCGTTAAGATCGCCCCTTATGCCGTCTTCTGTCTCTCTGTGTCTTTCAAGCGTGTTCCCAAAAAAACAAGTGTCAAGCGCTGCGTCCCAAGATAGATAATACTCTTGCTGTATGAGAGCTTCCGACATTCCTTCATCTCTATCTTCTTGAATCATTTCTGGTGTTATTACAGGTTTACCATCTGGAAGTTTTGTGTCATCTACTGTTAACTCTTGATAAAACCATTTCTTATTATGCTTTGCCATTTGTGCTAATTTAAATGCATGATTTCTCCCCCTGGGTGTTGTGTTGAATATAACCCATCCACCATTTTCTCGTAATATCGGACGAATATAGTCCCATGCACCAGGTATCTGAAGGGCATATTCACTAAAAACACAACCCACTGGATTTGTTCCCATAAACGAATTCCCGCACCAAATCTCCTTGCCATTTCTGCGAACCTTAATAACGTGACTACCAACATCAACACAATATACTTTGCCTGAATACAATTCTTTAGAGATATGGTTTCCGATATTAGGACTTCTAAAATATTTATATGAAGATTTTCTTAGAATACATTGATATAATATGTTTTTTGAAGTAATTACTCTTCCGTTTATTTCATGGGTTGTTTGTTTTTTATCAGTTATATTACCAGAATACCCAAGTTTAAGAATAACTTCCTGAAAATCATCAATCAATCTTTTAGAAGTAGAATAATATACTTCATTACATTTTGGAGAAGAGCATCCATCTCCATATATCAACCATTCTTTAAGAATCTTTAAATATTTTTGGGAAAGATTTTTTATTTCGTTTGGGATGTATTTACTGTAACAATTACCCAAAGATTGAAGATATGTATAAAGTTGTTTATTGTGAATTATAAAATTAATGCCATCATAATAATTTTTAAGCTCCATCCTTTCAAGTAACTTGCCTATTTTATTCTTTATTATTCCTTCTTTTTGAGAAATATATATTTTATATTCACCTTTTTTTTCATTAGCACAAGCACATCCCTCAGAAAGATAAATACCAAGGAATGCGCACCAGTCTTCCATTTTAAACCTTAAGTCCCAATCGCAAACAGCCTTTCTACCTTTTCCGCAGACATATGTTTTTTGCTGGATTTTTGGCAGAACAAATTCTTCTGTGTCATCTCCAACCCATCCACAGGTTGAAGGTATCATGTCATTTAAAATAGTTTTATCGCTTATCTCTTTAAATTTATATTTACCTTTTCTTGATTTAACAAAGAATTTATGATTTGGAGTAACAAGCATATCAAGAATACTATTTTTTACACGATACATTTCTCCAGAATAATTGTGTTCTATCTTTCTATTTATTTTTTCAAAGACCATATTACCATCTTTTAACGTAGCTACAATCTCATTATCACTTATATCTTTGAAAAACTTCCACCCATCGTTTGTTAGAATTTCAGTTTTATCGTCATAACAATCTATGTCATCTGTGCCAAATATTTGAAAAATTGATCCATTTGTTAAAATCTTACGCATCTCAGTATCATTAGAATTAGATACAATTTCTTCAGGAAAATGATTCATAAACGGAAATCCGACCTTGTCCATACCTTTCCATAAAACTTTTCTACCCTGCTTGTATGTCGGGAAAAAATAAGCATATAACCCTACCCTTAACCACGCTTCTGTTATGGTAAAATTCAAGCATAACTTATCTTTGCCTGTCCTTCGATGATGAAGGATGAAGGAACGCCTTATCCCATCTATCTCCATAGCATCTAAAAGAGGAACCTGATATGACCTCGGTGTGAAATTGTACGGTATGTGAACTTCCATAAATTATATTTCTCTATATTCGTATGTTACATATGGCAAATAAATAGAGTCAGGCGCTTCATTTATTATTCTTTTTCTCTCAACTGTCTCAAGCCATATTATTTTAGGACTTGATTCGCCAACGATGCCAGGAATAAAAACCTTTCTCCAGGCAAACCAGCGCTCCCATTTATCGTCAGTTTCCCACTTCATAACGCCCCCTCTAAAATCTCTGGAAAATTTTTTGGATAAAAACTAATAGCAGCTTTGAGGTGGCGTGTCAAGTGGTTTGTGAAAATTCTAAAATTTTGCGTGGGATAAATGAAATATAAAATTATGGGGGTGGGTCTTTGGGTACCCCCCGTCTTAATTAAGGGTTGGGTCTCAGGCTGGCTGGTGTCCTCAGTACTGCACGCAAATCCATTACGAGTACTCAGTATAGAGTATAGTAGCTGGTATGGCGTAGTGGTATGGGGTGATAATCTCAGGATGATACAGGGGGGGTCTTGGGTATCCACTTTGGACGTAGTGCGCTTGTAACTATCTGATATGTCGTGGCTGAATCAGCTGGAAATGAGCTGACGATGGTGGTGCTGGTATCCAGATAAGGAGTAATAACTATCCCTATTTATAATGAGAGTTAAGAGAATAATAAGCAAATCAGGGGGTTAGGGTATGGGATAAGGAATTGTATAGAATTAACATATTTAGTTATTATCGGACGTTGTAAGGCTTATTTGAGGCTTTTTTAGGTGATTGATTATTAAAGTGGGGCAATACTCTTTTATTTCTGGGACAGAGTATCAACCTATTATGCTTTGGGTGCAAGCTTTGTTCCGGCCAATGGATTAACCCATGTCGCTTGTGTCTTCTTTGTAACTATCTTATCGAGTTTAGCTTTGGCCTGGTGTACACTCTTAATTACAGGTGTACACTCAATAACGGGTTTTATGGTCTCAGGTGTACACTCAACTAACTCAGGTGTACACTTGGGAGTCGCTTTCTCTGTTTCAGGTGTACACACAACCGCAATGACCTGGCCTTTTTTGGTTATTGCGAACGGTAAATTGTCAAGCTCGCTACTCATGTTAGATCTTAATGATTTTATGTTTATTTGGCGCATACTCTCCTATGGACTTCATTGAGATCGTTGAACCTGTGGCCTCTCAGGCGGTCTATTCCTCTATCAACTCAGCATCCGGCACATGTTCCTCTATCTGTGGCCTGTCAGCTCCCCTGGAAACTATAATTGTAAGTGGCTTGCCGTCTGCTCCGGTATGTGCTATCTCTTGCTTATCCTGATATCCAGCATTGTTTTTCAACCAGAAAATAGGCCCTGCTGCTGGTTGTCCTGTGAACAGCATTTCCTCGACATTATTACATATTCTTGCTCTGGCTTTGTTTATTACGTCAGAAAACTGATCTTTTTTATTATACTCTAAGAGTCCTTGTCGTGATAAGTTGAGTGCTATTGCTAAGCCTTGGATAGTACATGGTTTTTCTTCGTTTAGGCGTGAATCAAAATAGGCATCAATAAGAGTTTGAACTTGTTCCGGTGTTTCGTATTTGACTGGTCGTCCTCCGGGGTGTTTTGGCTTATCAGGGATGTTATCTGTCATTTTAGGCTCTCTGGTTTGCTCTGTGTCTTGTGATCTTATTATCTTGCTTGCTGTAGTATGGCATTATTTCTAAAGATTTCAATTCTTATCGGAATCTCATTAAGCTCTTTTTCTTTATGGTGTCTGATTATGTTTTTTACCAGTGTTGATAACCTCTTTCTAAACCGTAATAATCGAGTTTCACTTGATTTAACCCTACTGGATCTCTACTTGTGCAAATCGGTGGCGAATAGTCGATTATAATATTACCTTTTTGATGACAGAAACATATATCCATCTTATTCTGGTTTGACAGTGGCCTGTTGCATATTTTACACAATCGTTTTTTATTTAGCGTCTTTATTTTCATAACCGCATTTAGGACATTTCTTGAACCCTTTTTTAGCTTCTTTGGTCGGAAGATTGTAAGTGTGTCCGCATTTTGGGCACTGCATTTTGACAACCGGCATTTAGATATTCCATCCTATCTTATCATTAATCATCGGTCATTATGAATAATATCGTGTTAAAGGACGATCTCCCATAGCATATCTTATGTCTTCTATGGCATTTTTGATTTCCGAATAACTCAAACCATATTCAACTACAATTTTATCGTAATCAATTATCTCGTCTAAATATTCTATAAATTCATTGAATCCCATAAGTCATCCCATCACCCAGCCGATATTTTTACCGATATGCGTCACTATTTTATTGTTCTGGTCAACCACTGGTTCTGAATTACATCCTTGGCACTGGGAGGCTTCGATGGTTATCAACTCGTTGTTAAAATCAACGGTAACATTACGGTCACTGTGGATGTCAATCATCATATCAATAGCATCGAAGAAGTCAAACATCTTTTTTAGCCTCAGTTGCCAGCTTCCATGCAAGCTCAAAAGCTGTTGCCAAAGCATTAAACGTGTTTTGATTAGCCATTTTGATTAACTTCTCTCGGTTTAGTTTCCATGCCATAGAACAAGTTAGTTTTTCCATTTTTGTGCTCTTTCATCCATTTTTCGTTTCGCTTCCCGCAATGTCATTTTTAATGTGTTCGCTCCAATTATCAGCAGCATTATAATTGCAAAACCGATTACACCCTGAGATAATATCCACAAACAATCAAGCAAAAACTCTGCCATGGCTCACCTCGACTGTTGGTTTGTGTAGTTGTCTTAGGCATATCTTTTCGCACACCGGCTGCATGTCATCTGAGTCTCTCCAGTGCGTTTCTGCCCCACAAATAAAACATTTTGCAGGTTCTGAGGAACGAACTATAACGTGTTGGCCGATTTGGATGCGGGTTAGTGGGGTTTGGACAGCTTTATCATAGAAATCGAAAATCATAAAAAAGCTCCTTTTGAGGTGTTGCCCCGCCTACACAATGCAAGCGGGGCTAATGGAGGTATGAGATGAAAAGTGTGGGCATTACCCACTCGTAGAGTATTGCGTATCATGCTTA